ACTTTATCTGGAAAACCGTATTACAGGAGAAAAAATTATCCTCAAATACCATTTTCTGATTCTGATGTGTATGTTATTACAACTGTAGGAGATCGTTTAGATACTATAGCTTATAGTTATTATAATAATGCGGAATTATGGTGGGTTATTTCTGTAGCTAATAATAATGTCACTAAAGGATCTTTATTTCCTATACCAGGTACTCAATTAAGAATACCTACCAATATTAATGCTGTATTAGATTTATTTGATGCCGAAAATAATATATAAATGTTATGTCAATATTTAGAGAACCGTTTGCTCCCGCAATTAAGGGCCAATTAGAAGCACGCCAAAATTTAATTGGTAAAGAATTACTTACTACTCAGGATGTAACATATTTAAATTCTAAAACTGCTTGGATACAATTACGTTCTAGTGTTGATGTAGAATTTAATGGCCGAGTAAGTGCTGATGGAATGGCCACAGACAATGTGTTACTAGGAGGTGCTTTATTATCTGGTAATCAACAAAGAGAAGGAATAGGAACTAAGGGTTTAGGAAGATATGATACTAGTATTTACAACAAATCATTAAATCAAATCGAACCTAATGTACTTGGTCTTCGTCCAATGCCAGGTATAACTAATTTATCTATTCAAAATAAAGGTGCCTATGGTTCATTACGTCAAGCTACTGTAACTTTTCAATGTTGGGATGTAAAACAACTCGAAATGTTAGAGATGCTTTACATGAGACCTGGATATACTGTATTACTTGAGTGGGGGTGGTTACCTTATATAAATAATGATGGTATATTATCCGATAGATTACTTCAAGATACTTTATTTTTTGGACGTAAAGATATAAATCTTCAAAAATATTTAGCCGATTTAAGGGGTCTTTCATTAAAAAGTAATGGAAACTATGATGCTCTTTTTGGTTATGTAATGAATTATAACTGGAAGTATAGAATGGATGGTGGGTATGATTGTAGTACCGAAATTATATCAACTGGTGAAGTTTTAGAATCTCTTAAAATAAATGCTTCTGGAGCTTCAGTATCATCTACTTCTTCAGGTACTCTACTATCTACAGAAAAATACTCTAATATTGAAGATATCCAAAAAGAATATAGAAGAAATTTATTAACTGGTATTATTTCTGAAACATATGCTTTAGCTTTATTAAAACAAACAGCAGAAAATGGAGTTGGTTCTTTTACATATGATAATCAAATATATAAAAAATCAGGAACTGTTGAGTTTGCTCGTTTAGAAATTGAATTAGAAACTAATGATTTAGATGGAGATGATGATGATGCATCTGCTAAAAACCCAGGTGGTGAACATGCTGATGGAAGTATATTAGATTTAGAATCTAATGTTTATATTACTTTAGATTCATTTGTTAAATTAATAAATGATTTTGCATTATTAGAAAACACCAATATTTCAGATACTAGTGGTCCTAACGGAAAAAACATTGTTACTTTATCCACTCACAATAGACCTAATTCTTTAGATGCTGGTAAAGCATTAACTTGTTTGTATCATCCGCTACAAGTTTCAGTAGATCCTAGAGTTTGTATTTTACGTAATGATTTATTTGAAAAAACAATTCAAGGAATTAATATTGCTCCTCCATCAGATGATCAAAAAGATGTTAAAATAATCCCAGTCAAACCAAATCCATTATATGATGAAATTATAAAAAATCTTAAAAGTATAAGGGACAAAGACGGCAGTGAAAAAGAATTTAGAGCGGAATTACGTAAAATAAATAGTAAAGAAATGTTAGCTGGGGTAGCTGATTCTTATTATACTAAAAACAAGGAAACTTTTTATGATTTTTTAGTTGGGGATGATTTTAAATCAAGTAGTTTAAATCAATTTGATGTTGATGATGATTTTAGCGGGTTAGGACTTACTATTGAAGATGTAAGATATTATGAAAATGATTTTGTTCGAGGGCTTCTTAATAAAATTGCAACTGATTATGATATATTCCAAGGATTTACAGATATAACTCCAGCAGTTAGACAGAAAAAAGCTATAAGTTCAGCTAAAGATAAAACTAAAGAAGAAATTGAAACTCTAGATGAAGCAAAAAAAGAAATAAATAGTTCATCTCCTGGTTATTTATCAATGCTAAACCAACTACCTAAATATTACCATTCAGGAAATACTGATCCATTTGCATATCATGGAAATATTTATCTTAATTTAAGATTATTATATAATCTAGCTACAAGTACTGATCTAGAAAGTGAAGATCCGGGAGAAAAACAAGTTATAAGTTTAATGACTTATATAAAAAATATTTTAACATATGTTCAAAATTCAATAGGTAATGTTAATAACTTTGAAGTAGTAATTGAGGATAATGTTGGGTATATTGTTGATGTAAATAATGTTCCCGGAAATAAAGTTGAACCTTTTACTTTTGAAGTAGGAAGTAAAAAATCTATTTTAAGAAATATATCTTTAGAATCTCAAATATTTTCAGATCAATCAACTATCATAGCAGTTTCTGCTCAGTCAGATGCAGGAAAATTAGGATTAGAGAATAGTACTATGATTGCTTACAATACAGGTATAAGAGATAGAATGATATCTAAAAGAGATAATCCTGTAGCTTCTAATACATCTAAAGAACAACAATCAGCAGGGTTTACTTTAGCATTAAGTGATTTAGCAGGACTATTTGAATCAATGAAAAGAAAGGCGAGATTAGATTTTTCTTATGACGCTGAATTATTAGTTGAAGATATTGACAAATATAAAAAAGCATTAACTGATATTATAGTATTTTTTACTTCTCAATATAAAGCAGATAACAAATATAAATCAATTCTACCAACTAAATTATCAATTACTACTGATGGTATTGGTGGGTTAATAATTGGTAATATTTTTAATATAGATAAAACTTTTACTCCACAAGGATATAAAGGAAATAAAGGTGTAGGTATTGATTTGCAATATATTATTACTAATATAAAACAAGAAGTAGGCTCTAATGGACAATGGAAAACAATTATTGAGGGAAACCCATTTATCCCAGATTCAACTTTTGATAGTTTAGTAGCAAGTCAAAATAATTTAAAACTTGATACTACACTTGTTAAAAAATACATATATGATGAAAATACAGGTACAGTTAAAGAAGAAATTAGGAAAAATAATGAGCCTGTTAATGAACCACCACAAGGTGTAACTGGAGACGCTAGAGCTATGGCTTCAGCTATGAATTATGTTCTAGGAGGACCTAAAAAAGGCATAAGTAGATGTAACCGATACACTTATAATTTAGCTTATAATTATATTAAATTTAAAGCAGGAAAGAAAAATGAAACAAAACGAGGAGCTACTTTAAGTTCTGGGGGGGATGCGGGTACTGAATTGGCATTCAAATCTTATGAAGCTTTAGGGTATACAAAATATAAAGTAGGTTCTAGTATGACTATAAAAAAGATTGATGATTATTTAAGTGATTATAGTAAATTTAATGTAGGAGATGTAATTCAGTATCGTTCAGATATACAAGTACAAAAGAAAACTGGGGTGGATTATTGCTATCATGCTCAAATATACACTGGAGGAATGGGGTGGAATTCAAAAATATCAAGTTTTACACCTATGCCTGATGCTGCTCGTTATGCTACTGATGATAGCACAAATTATAGATCAAATAATAACAACAGTGGAAGAGGTGCAGGTAATTTCCTTTATGGAAAATATGCAGATTTAAAAAGACCACCATTATTTGATTTATGGGTTTTTAAATTACTTTCTTAATTATTATTAATTGATGAGACCTCCTAAAAATCAAATATTAGAAAATTTATATACTAGTGGGAATGAATATTTACTAGCTAAAACATATAACAATTATGTAGGATATTACCATTCAGTATCAGGAAAAAAATATGTGGGTGCTATTTATAGTCCTAATTCAATTGAGTTAGTACCTTATACTCAAAACCGAGAAGTAGCAGCGTATAATTTATCACAAATTGATCCTGTTTATATGAGAATTAATCCTAATATAATAAACACAATTAAAAAAGATGAATTTCCAATTGTCCGAATTAATTTTACTCCAACAAAAGACCCATCATATAGATTTTTTATTAAACGAATAAATGAAGTAAATGCTTCAATATTAGAAGTAAATAAACAAACCTATCTTAATGCTAGAGCTACTAATTTTTATTATACTTTAACTATACTTTGGGACCCAAATAAACCTTCAAATTATACTGAATTTGAACCTCAAATGCCTGGGATAGATAGTTTTTTAAGAAATTATTCCTTACCACCATCAGGAGATGATGGAGGATTTTAACAGAAAACAAAAGGTTATATTATGTTTTATATTATTGAACGACAAGATCAATTAGATCAGTTACATATTGGTGAGGATGTATTTATTCATATTATTCCTACGAATGAAAACTATCATCCTATTTTACAAAATATTAGTTTAATTTATGTTCGGTGGATAAAAGGACATAAAGGATACATTTTATGTGTTAATCATTCCGAATCATTATCATTAAAATCTACGGATATACTCGATAAACTATCTAAGGTCAACAGAGTATACACATTAGATAATAAAGCGGTATTACACCATTTTCCTACGTTGCTTTCTCGACTAATTGATGTGCAACTGATTAGTTCATATCATAATCTCCAAACAATAAATGTTGAACAATACGAGTCAAAAGTTGAAACAGATTTTAAACGTAAATATTACACAGAAGAACCATCAGTATTAATTCCTATAGCAAAACATTATGAAAAATGTGAAAATGTATATGATCATATTGAACAGACAATCAATAAAATAAGTGAAAATATACGTGAATATGATTTTTTAAATGATTATGTTGCTCCATTCTTTTTTAATATTGAAAGACAAGGTATTAAATTAGATAAAGAACTATTTATTAAACATTTTAAAGATTTACCAAATCCTAAATTTTCAATATCTAAAGGTAAAATATACACGCAATATAATTTAAATACATTAACTGGTAGACCATCAAATGCATTTAATGGTATTAATTTTGCGGCTTTAAATAAAACAAATGGAGAACGTGCGGCTTTTATTCCTGAAAATGATAAATTAATTGAAATAGATTTTAAAGCATACCACCCTCATATTATATCTAATCTATCAGGATATATTCATAATAATGATGGAAAGTTATATGAGCATTTATCTCAACAATTCCCAGGATCAACTCCAGAAACAATTAAGGAGTTAGTTTTTCAACAATTGTATGGAGGTATTAGAAAAGAATTCCAAGACAAACCATTTTTCTCCCAAGTATATAATTATACAAACAAATTATGGAATGAATCAGAAAACGGTGCAATTGGTACCCAATTCGGTAAACGTTTCACTAAAGAAATGATTGAAAATCCAACACCACAAAAATTACTTAATTATATTGTTCAAAATACAGAAACAATATTTAATATAGTTCAGTTTTCTGTTGTGGATTATTTACTTAAAGATAAAAAAACAAAAATAATATTATACACATACGATTCTATATTATTGGATTATGATTCGTCGGAAAATTTATTAGATAGCATAACTTCGATATTAAAATTTAATTATTCCACGAAATCTGGACAAAATTACGCAGAAATAGAATAAATCATATATTTATGTTAGATTTAAGTTACGATTTATTTAATAATACATTTTTAATGGCTAATAAGCTATTTTGTACATTTACTGCTCCCGAAGAATTAGACGATACTCTAAACACTTTAACAACTAAATACACAATATTATATTCTAAAATATTTGTATTAGAATCGTTATCGACTGAAGAATATGTTTGCACATACAATATCGATACATTTAATATGGAGCAACAATCTGTGTTACCTAACACAATATTATTACATCGTAAAAAAGAGTCAAATACGTTATATACAATAAATGCTTTAAATGCATTAATCAAGTCTTTGAACAGTGGTATTTTAGATACCAATTATCGTATTACGTGGTTGGATTATAAAAATTCAATCTTGTTAATTCAAAATAATGATTTAAACATCATTCAAACAAAAATCCACAAGATAATTAATCTGTAGGATTTCTTAATTACCATTACCGAGTACAATTTTTAAAACTTAAATAGTTATATTATGGATTTAGCTTTGTTAAAGCAGAAATTAGGTAATCTTAACTCTCCACAAAAATCCGGGGGTAAGACTTACGAAAAAATCGATTACACGAAAGTGTTCTGGAAGCCTCAAGTAGGTAATCATACGATTCGCATCGTACCATCAAAATTTAATAAACAAAACCCGTTCCGTGAAGTATATTTTCACTATGGTTTTGCTAAGGGTCCAATTTTGGCTCTAAACAACTGGGGAGAAGCAGACCCAATTATGGAATTTGCTGCTAAATTACGTCAATCAAAAGACCGTGACAACTGGGCATTAGCTAAGAAATTAGATCCCAAAATGCGCGTATTTGTTCCTGTTGTTGTTCGTGGTGAAGAAAATTTAGGTGTTCGTTTATGGGAATTTGGTAAAGAAGTATACAAATCATTACTAGGATTTGCTGCTGATGAAGATTATGGTGATTTTACTGATATCCAAGATGGATTTGATTTTAAAATCGATGCTGTAAATTCAGAAGTTGCTGGTCGTAAAGTAGTTAGTTGTACATTACGCCCTCGTCCAAAATCATCTCCAATTTCTGATGATGCTAATTTAGTTAATAAATGGTTAGAAGAACAACCAGATATTATGACTATTAATCGTAAACGTGAATACGATGATATTAAAGAATTATTAGCTAAATGGTTAAACCCAGAAGCTGAAGAAGAACAAGCAGCACCTACTGCTCCTACTGAAGCAGCTCCTGCAGCACAATCAGATTGGGTAAATGATAATCAAGTAACAGAACAAGAGCGTGCTGCATTTACTTTAAATACTAGCTCATCAGATAAATTCGACGAATTATTTCAATAATGGCTAAAAAATCAGTTTCGGAAACAGTGTCTACAGTGTTAGGCGACAAATCAAAATTTAATCTGGCTGCGTTCAAGAAATCTAAATTCTTGGACCAGTCCGTTAAATTTAAAGCACAGAGATGGCTACCATTATCTCCTGCGTTTAATGAAGTATTATCATTACCAGGTATTCCAATGGGTCATATCACATTACTTCGAGGTCATAGTGATACAGGTAAAACAACAGCATTATTAGAGTGTGCAGTAGCAGCTCAGAAAGCAGGTGTATTACCAGTATTCATTGTTACTGAGATGAAATGGAATTGGGAACACGTTAAGCAAATGGGTTTCAAAATTAATGAAGTATGGGATAAAGAAACAGGTGAGTTAATCGATTATGAAGGTGATTTTATCTATGTTGACAGAGACACATTAGGTACAGTCGAAGATGTAGCTGCATTTATTGCTGATTTATTGCATGAACAAGCACAGAATCGTTTACCATACGATTTATTATTTCTATGGGATTCAGTTGGATCAATTCCATGTAAATTATCTGTGGAATCAAATAAAAATAACAATGAATGGAATGCTGGAGCTATGTCTCAATCCTTTGGTAACTTTATCAATCAAAAGATTGTACTATCACGTAAAGAGAATTACCCATATACTAATACATTAGTAGCAGTAAATAAAATTTGGGTAGATAAACCATCTATGCCGATGGAACAACCTAAAATGAAAAATAAAGGAGGTAATACAATGTATTTTGATGCTTCCGTTATTGTAACATTTGGTAATATCACTAATGCTGGTACTAATAAAATT